TAATGGGCAAACATACAATATATTCAAGAAAGGTGATTTAATAAAGCCAAATGGCCGAGGTCCGGCTGCAACAATATCTTATACAGTAACTGAAGACGTTGTATATACAAAGACTGGTAATCCTAACACTGAGCCTAATATAGCAGTGAAAGTAAACAAGCCTATAACTGCCACAGCAGATAACGATTTTGGTAATACTACATACCCAGGTTTTGGCGGAACTATAGCGGTGGGCTCTCAAGCATCATTTAATGTAAAAATATTACAATTACCAACTTATACTATAGTGCCTGGGGACAGAATACAATTTAATGGTAATTTTGAATTAATAGAGGATTTAAATTAATGGCTACAACAATAACACCAGTACAAGGTACACATATAAGCAGTTGTTTATTAATCAACTTAACACTAGATGCAACAACATACTATATCAGTAGTGCATATAAGCCTGTCACGTACGACAGCAACACTTATACTGAATTAGGCTCTTTAATACAAGTATCAGACATTGCAGAAGACGTAAGAACAACTAATGGTGATATCAGTGTTGTACTTAGTGGTATACCTAGTGAACAAGATTATTTAAGTCTTATATTAACTAGTAAAATTAAAGGTGGAGAGATAAAAGTATTCAGAGGGTTTTACGATAATACTACACATGAGCTAGATACATCACAAGTATATTTAAGATTTAGTGGTATAATTACTAATTTTAGTATTGGAGAAGAATTTGTTCCTGGTAGCGAATTAACAAATACTGTTTCTGTAATTTGTGCTAGTGTTAATAGTCTGTTAGAAACAAAAATAAGTGGACAAAGAACAAATCCAGACGATAGAAAACGAATATTTACTAATGACCAGGTTTTCGATAGAGTGCCTGAATTATATAATATATCATTTGACTTTGGTAAAGAATATAAAGCCGGCGGGGGTGGATACGGTGGTGGCGGTGGAGGCGGTGGTGGAGGCCGTGGACGTCGTGGAGTACAAAGATAATGAAAGTTAGAAACGCAAAGTTACAAGACTATGATGACATAAAACGCCTCATGATAGATTTTGCTAATGCTAATCCTGTAGAGGATTTACAAAATCCTAAATATGATTATAATCATGTTAATCGTGTTATAGATCATATACTTAAAACAGGTATTGCTTTAGTATGTGAAGAGCATGGCAGAGTAGTAGGCATGTTATTAGCAACAATACAGGGCGATTTATGGTTACCACATGTAAAACGCATGACAGAAGTAGCATGGTGGGTAGAAGAACCATTTAGAGGTACTAGTGCAGGCGCAAGATTACTTAACAGGTATATTGCAATAGGTATAGAAGCAAAAGATAAAGGACATATAAGTTCTTTTACATTAACAACACTATCAACAACTCCTGATCTTAAATTACAGGAAAGAGGTTGGGAAGCAATAGATTACAATTGGGCATATAGAGGTTAAACATGGCAGTATTTACATATATAGCAACTACTATAGCAACAGCATTAGGTGGCACATTTTTTGCTACATTGGCAGGTAGTATAATATCTGGTGGTATAGCATACGGTACAGCAAGAGCACTTGGTGTATTTGAAATACCAAATACAGATGAAAATGATCCAGGAACTAGCATTCAGTTACCCCCAGCAACAGATAATAAATTACCTGTATTGTATGGACAAGCATTTACATCAGGTCCTGTATTTGATGCCGCAATAAGTAACCAAAACAAAACAATGACATATTGTATAGCATTAAGTGAAGAAACACAAACAGGAACGTTTACATGTAACCAAGTGTTTATGAATGACGTAGAGTTAATATTTACAGGAAATACAGCAACAAGCCACAGAGACCCTAACCAGAGTGCAGATACAACTTACAACGGCAAAGTCAGATTAAACGTATACCAGGGCGGAAGTGCAGGATCAGATGTTATTTTCCCTACATCAGGAACAGGTAGCAGTACAGCCGCAAGTGCTATAGTGCCACATTGGGGAGTAAACCATACAGCAAATGCAATGGTATTTGCAGTATTGCAAGTAGACTATGATGCTGAAAACGGATTAACTGGTTTACCACAAATGACATTTAAGATGAATAACAGTCTTAACAATCCTGGAGAAGTATTGCATGATTACTTAACATCAGATCGTTACGGTGCAGGTTTAACAACAGCACAACTAGATGTGCCTTCATTTACAGGCACAGCCAATACACAAATGAAAGGCTATTGTAATGAGCTTATAAGTTATACTAATAATAGTGGTGCAAGTGCCACAAACGCAAGATATCAAATTAATGGCATGTTAAGTTCGTTTAACGCAGTTAGTAATAATATAGATGAGATATGTCAGGCAAGTGCAACATTCTTTTCCTTTAATCCTAAAAAGGGTAAATTTGCCGCAATACCAAACAGAGCATTGAGTAGTACAGAATTGGCTAATTGCTTGGTATATAATGATGATAACATAGTTAGTAAGATAGATATTAGCAGTACAGAACTATATTCACTATATAATGGTTGCGAAGTATCATTTATGGATAACACCAGAAAAGACCAAACAAACACAATTAAAGTTACTACACCAGGAAGTGACAGGAACCCTAATGAACCAGATAACACATTAACGTATACCTTAAACATGATTAATGACAATATAAGAGCAGAAAGGTTAGCCAATATTGATCTTAATCAGAGCAGAGTAGGAACAGTTATACAATTTAGTGCAGACTATAGCGGCATACAATCAGATGTAGGAGATGTAATTAAAGTAACAAACAGTCTTTACGGTTGGACAGATAAGTTATTCAGAGTTATGAGAGTAACAGAAGTACAGGGCGAAGCAGGAATGATTTCAGCACAAATATCAGCATTAGAATATAGTGCAGATTATTATACTGTACCAGCAGTAACAGAGTCTAGTGCACCAGCCTTCCCGGATTTGCCCAGATTACCAGTTATAGGACCTATTTTTATTCCTGGTATATATGGTGGTAGTTATGGTAATGTAAGTGCCTTACCCAGTGCAGAATTTGGTAGCGTAATTGTTAATGATGCAATGAAAACATTTGGTGCAGGTACGCAGTTAGCAGATAATCCAAATAACACAATTTCTTTAACAAATAACGGTACATTCCAAAATTTACATACTCCTCAAGTATATGACACAACAGGAGTAAATTTGGGAGATTATGAATTAACAAGTATAGGGCAATTAACAGGTACTCTAACAACTGACGTTAGTTATAACTATGGTATGAAAACAGTAGCAAATGTTACTTGGGCCAATGCAACAGCAACGCATGTGCAATCAGTAGATACTAGTATGCAATTTAATGGACTTATAAATACAGTACCACCAGCAGTATCTTTAGCAAGAAAATTGCCTTTAACTATTGCAGGATCGGGTGGAGCGGCATCAGATATGAAACCAGCAAATGTTAGTCTAGTACAACAGGGTTTAACTAATAGTGGTGTTACAGGTCCTGGATTTGCAAATATGGGATACCAATTGTTAAGAGTTACTAAGGGAGAGTTATAATGTATAGAACATTATATAGCAAAACAACTGGCCAAATAGAAATATCCAGAACAATGTCAGCAGATATATTAGCACAAATGTTGGCTAGTAACAGTGATTTAGCATATCTAGATGTTTTTACAGACGATATACAAAATAAAAAAGTTAATTTAGATACATTAGCAGTAGAGACTGATGTACCTGCTTTTGACTTTGATGGATATTTAAGAACATACAGGAACAATGCTTTAATGGTAAGTGATTGGACTCAAGCAGTAGATAGTCCACTATCAGATAGTAAAAAAGCAGAATGGCAAACATATAGACAAGCATTAAGAGACTTACCTAGCACACATGCCACATTAACAGATATAAATGACTTAGTAATGCCTACTAAACCGGAGTAATAAATGTCAGATAACAGATTTGGATTCTTTAAAAACAAAAGCGATGCTGGTGTAACAGATCCTTTTGTAGCATATCCCACATGGCCTAATTTGCCTAATGTTTCTTTTTATAGTGGCTTTGCTAATAATATGACTAGCCAAGCAAATATATCATTTTCTACAGGTCCGGAGTTAGGCAGTTCTGCAAATGCTAATAATATGATATCTGTATCTACCGTACAAGGTAATATTTTATTTACAGATTTTTCAGCAAATGGCTGGGTATATGATTATAATACAGGCAATGTACAGCAAATAGTGTTGACAGTTAATGATCCGCCTGGTTTAGGTCCTTTTGATAGAAACAGTAAAGGTCGGGCTTTTACAGGCGGACCTTTTGATACTAATGGAAATGTTCATATATTAAATGACGGTAGAAATAGGGTGATACAGGTGGAAGTAATGTACGAATACGATGTAAGTGCAAATGTGCTACAATACCATTACGTAGGTCCAGCAGATCCCAGAGGAATAGTAGCAGGTTCATGGGGAGGCTCAGACTTTTTAGGTGCTGGAGGTATGGCCACAATGGCTAATAATACAGTATTGTGTGCATTGCATAAGAACTTTCAGGGAGGAAGTACACAAGATGCTAGAACAGATCAAAAGTATCAATTATACTATCCAGAAACAAAACAAATGTCAAATACAGCCTTAGAATATCCTAATCAACAAATATTGAGTGGTAATATACAAAATGATTGTTCTACTTTAGTGTTGCCTGATATAACTGAAACAAATAATGCTAACGTATTTTTTATACCAGGGTTAGGTACCGCTTTAGGCTCTTATGGTGATATTAACCTTCCAGCAAATTCTAATCAAGCATGTATATTTGAAGCAAATATAACAACAGGTGATGTTACAGAGCATGTACCTGCAAATTTAAGTCATGCTTTTAATAGAACACCTGATGGAGGTTCATTTGTTAATAGAAGTATTTTTAGTGTAGGACTTTATGGTGCAGATAAACAAATATATTGTTTTCCAGGCGAATATGACGCAATAGCTCGTACAAGTCCCTGGGATCCTAGAACTAACGGCATTATGAAAATGGACCCAACAGACGTTGCAAATACTACAATGAGTGCTTTTGGATTATGGGACGACTCTGCTAATTCGAATATTATGTTAAGCGGTAGCACTAATGCATTTTTAGGTACAGACGGATATATACATTGGCAAATGTATGAATCTACACCTGGATTTAATAGCGGAACTTATCTATATAGTCTAGATACTAATCCTACTAGTCCAACATACAACACAGGATATAAACAATTAAATGCAACACGTTTTGTAGATACATATGATGTTACAGCATACGAAGGATCGAGTACTAGTAGTTCAGGCTATGATGAGATAACAATAAATACTAGTGTAGATCTTAGCAGAAGCACTGGCACATACACCCAATTGGCTACTGGTGCCTTAGCAAATACAACTAATTCTGACTTAACAAATTTAAATGGCCAATCATATTACTTAAGAAAAATAACTACAACAAAATATAATTTGCAAGAAAGTAATGGTGCTTTCCTGGCACAAAGTATAGGATCAGAAGATCCTGCAGGAATGACAGTTACAATAGATATAGAGGCTATTCATCCTAGTGATCATGCAACTAATTTTACAGGAAACGGAGATAGAGTAGTCAAACCTAATTTTACTTATGCTGAGGGCAAAACATTTAATCATAATATAACAGGTACACCTATATATATATTTAATGTAAGCGGTACTGGTACATATAAAACAAATTATGCTACTTGGAATATGCATAGATTTTATACTAAAAATTTCTTTGGTTAATACTGTTTAAGTGATCTCCGTGATCTCCAGTAAATCTGCCTAAAAGGATAAATAGTAGTACAATTTAAGGTTATGTGCGATCACGCATATAACAAGTTCCAATAGGAGACGAGCATGAGCGGAAGATTACTATCTTTTTCTAATTACATAGGTGGCGCAGATAACGTCCAGGTTTTAGAAAAATTCCCCAGTGAACAAACAACGTTCACATACAATTACGGTTTAGACATTGCAAATTATACATTTGAGTTAGATGCACAAACAATCGTAGTAGATACATTAACTTACAATACATCAGACGGACAACCTAACTTTACAACAAGTAACGTTATAGGTTATTTTGCTAACGTAGATGTAGGTGCGGCAAACGTAAGTAACCGTAATAACTCTGCAGGAACAGTAAACATTACTATTCCTAGTCAGTTAAACCCTAGTAATGTATTAATGCCAGATGCTCGTACAAATGTTCCAATAACAGTATTTTCTGTTGCTTGGACAGACTCAGGAAAAGTTCCTCCCGTAACACAATCGCACAGATGGGCTATACTAGATAGATATAAGCCTGGTGACAAAGCAATTGGAAACATATTAGCAGACACATCATTTGTAGCAATAACTTAAGGAGATAGCATGGCTTTATCAAACATAACTGTTACAGTCACAGAGCCAAATGTTTCCGTAACAAATAATACAACAAATGTAAGTGTAGCACAAACATTATCTAATATTGTAGTAGGTACAGCAACAGGTGTTGCACAATCCGAAATTAGAAGTGCCTTAAGTAACGTTTCACCTATTTTATACGATACCTCTAACGGTATATTTTCTTTTGACAATACAGCAATTACTAATGATACAGTAGTAGACAATGGTAATCTTAATGGTGATATTACACTTAACTTAAATACTGGTAGATTACATAAAGTCCAGTTAACTGGTAATATCACAGGTATAACTTTAACTGGTTTAACATCAGGTGCCGCCGCAACTATTGTGTTTACACAAGATGGTAGTGGTGGACATGCATTAGATACAACTACTACAGCAAGTAATTGGACAGCATGGGAATTTGCAAACGATTTCAAGGCTTTTGATGCAAATCCATTAAATTGGACAGCAATGAATTTGTTTTATGATGGCACAAAGATATTTGCCAGTCTTGTAACAGATAGTGCAGGAAACATAACAAATGCAGAACTAGAAAACAGTAATGTTGTAATTAATGGTATAACAATAGATTTAGGTAGTAGTGCTAATATTACAGCACCTATGGATCTAACAGCCTTAAGTGTAACTACAGGTTCACCTAGTGGTAATGGATCGTTAAGTTACAATAATACATCAGGTGTATTTACGTTTGCACCAGCAGATACAAGTGCGGCTGGTATTGCCTTAACAGATTTAAGTGTAACGCAGGCAAGTGCAAGTGGCACAGGAACGTTAGCATATAACAACAGTTCAGGTGTGTTTACATATACACCTCCTGTTTTAAGTTCTTTTATAGACTTAACAGATTTAAGTGTAACACAGGCAAGTGCTAGTGGTACAGGCACATTGGCTTATAACAATGTTACAGGTGTAACTACATATACACCACCAGATTTAAGTACATTTGGTACAAGTAATTTAACAAACGCACAAGTAATTTCACATATATCCACTGTACCTTTAAGTGTGGGTGGCAATTTGTCAGTTACAGGTAATATTGATGCAACTGGTAATATAAATTACCAAAATGTTACAGATTTATTTGTAACAGATCAAAAGATTACACTAAATGCAAACGCAACAACAGATGCTTCAGTAGATGTAATAGCAAATAGACCTCAAAACACATATAGTGGTATTTTACGATGGAATGAAACATCAGATAAATGGACATTCATGAATGGCGACAATGTGTTTCATGATCTATTAACAACAACACAATCTAAAGCATTAGTAAGTGCCACAGACTCTGGAGGACTTGGTTCCTTTACATATGACAATGGTACTGGTGTATTTGAATACACTGGCCCAGCAGATAGTGACATCAGAGGCTTAGTCAGTGTTACAGATGCAGGTGGATTAGGTTCTGCCGCATATAACAGTAGTACTGGTGTTATTACTTACACAGGACCAGCAAACAGTGACATTACAGGACTGTTTAGTGCTAATGATACAGGTGGATTAGGTTCATTAGCATATAGTTCAGGTGTAATTACATATACTGGCCCAGCAGATTCAGACGTACGAGGACTAGTTAGTGTAACACAGGCAAGTGCTAGTGGTTCAGGTGCTTTAGCATACGATAACAGCTCAGGTGTATTTACATACACACCACCAGATTTAACATCTTTTGGTTTAAGTAACGCTCAAGCCCAAGCATTTATACAGACTAATGGTTTGGCTATGACAAGCAACCTTACTAGTGACAGTCTTATAAGCACAACAGCAAATGTACAAATTAACTCAGCAACGCCTGTAGATGGTATAAAAGGCTTTACATTTGATGCTACAACTAATGGTATTGGATTAGGAACAGTAACTCCTACAGCACAAATACATATAGTTAGAGATACTACAAGTGCAAGTACACCACCTAGTATTTTATTAGGTGAATATTCAGATAGTAGTACAAATGGTAATAGATTACAATTTAAACGTAGTAATGGTACTACAGCATCACCCACAGTTATAGGAAACAATGATTTAGTTAGTGTTACAAGTTATGAAGCCCATGATGGAACAGCATATATAAATCAATTTGAAGAATTTGTTTATCATGATAACAGTATTAATACACCCTCAACAGGTAACGTTGCACTGACAAAAGAATTTGTAGTTACATTAAACAATGACAATTTTAAAAACCCAGTATTAACATTAATGGGTAATGGTACTATAAGATTTAACAAATCTTCACAAAAGAACTTTGGTTCAGGTAGTGCACCTTACGGAACAGCAAATTTAGATATAAACGGTAATTTTGTTACAGCAGGTACTATTACAGCAACTGGTAACATCACAAGTACCAGTAACATAGCGGCTGGAAATATAAGTGCTACAACAAATGTAGAAGCCGCAAATGTAACAGCAACAGCAACATTAGAAACAGAAATGTTAAATGCTGGTAGTTACACAATGAATACTGCCATATATGGTAATTCAGTAACTGGTAACTATGACACAATAATTGTAAGTGCAGGCAACCATGAACCTAATTTAGTAGACGGAACACCAGTTGTAATTGCAGATAGTGACGCAAATAACCCATTTGCAAATGGCAGTATAAAAGCAAATAACACTTTTTATGTTAGACAAAATACTGGTAGTAGTGGATACTATTTCTTGTATCAACAACCAGATATGGCCACTATATCCACATCAGGCGGAAGTTATAATAATACTACAGGCACATGTACATTTACTTTCCCAACTTTAAATGTAACAGCCAATGTCACAATGGGTCCAGATAGTGCATTTAGGCAAGGAAGTGCTTATGCTTACAACCAGGTTATAGGTCAAAGTCTAGAAATTGGTGAAGTATTTAACAGAAATGCACAATTAGATGTAAGCGGTGACACCACAATAACTAATTATAGTGGTAATGCGGCACTAACACTGGTAAACAACAGAAACGACTCTGGTGTGCCAACACAATTTGTAATGAAGCAAAACAAAAATGCTGGAACGGCCGCAGGTGTGGCAGGCGATCAGTTAAGTGTTTTAAAAACAATGGGTATGAGCACTAATACTGGTGCCGGACTAAAAACCTATGCAAATGTTTTAACTAGTATTATAGACCCATCTGATGGTAATGAAGATGCTGAAATGGACTTTAAATTAGTAAAAGCAGGTACAGAAACAAGTACACTATTACTAAAATCTACAGAAGCAAATTTAAGTGTACCACTAAACATTACCGGAGATGTAACGAGTACTGGTATCATTACAGGTAATGGTAGTGGTTTAACTAATGTTCCAGGCGGTACATCTTTTGGTACGGTTACAGTATCAGGGCAAACAAATATACAAGCCAGCCAGGCAAATGCTGTATTTGACATAGCAAGTAGTGGTGCTATAACATTATCAACATCAGGCAACACACTTACTATTGGTGGTTCAGGTTCTAGTTATGGTAATGCAGAAGTTACCACATACTTGGCATCAGGTACAAGTACAGGTAATATTGCTTACACAGGTAATTTAAATATAGAGTCAGGAAATACTTCCTTAACTGTGGACAATTACTTTGGTAATGTTAACACAGGCAGTATAGATCAGATATTCTTTAACAGTGATCCACTCTTATTTAATGGGCAACCAATAACATTTAGCGGTACTGTAAACAGTGATTTAATGTTCCTAAACGGTAATACATACTATTTACAAGGTGCAGGTGGAGGATATTATAGATTATATACAGATGCTGGCACACTAACTGGACTCACTAGTGGATTAGGACAAGAAGCACCTAGCAGTCTGGTAGGAGCAGTCAGAAATCCAACAAATTGTGAAGCACTAGTACAAGGTAACGTAAAAGTCGGTCAGGGTGGTACTTTACATGC